AATACATTACAGCCTTTGTTAATTGACTATGTAAAAGGTAAAGCTCTTATGGATGCAGCAGCTAGAGAAAATAACCCAGCTATAGCACAGATTAGAATGGCATCAGCACAACAATGTCTAGTTAATTATAAAGAAGGGCTAAGAAAATTTGGTATGAAGAAGAATGATAAAACAGGTGGTACAAGAGGTATTGTTCCAGCTGATATGAGATGAAGGGGATAAAATGGAGATAGGTAAAGACAGCAAATTTACATTGAGTATTGAAACATTTATCAGTATTGGTGTTACAATATTTATGATTGTTGGTTTATGGTTTAATTTACAAGCTGAAATTGAAGAAGCTAAACAATTACCAGAACCTCCAATTAGCAGAACAGAGTACGATTTAAAAGACCAAATGATTCGTAACTCTATTCTAAATACTGAAGAAAAAGTAGAGAAATTAGAAGATAAAGTAGATGACATTAAAGAAGATACAAGAAGTATTAACGAAACTCTACTTAATATGAATAATAAGTAATGAGGTTTACAGATGAACAACAGATTTATATCATACTTGGTATTAACTTTATTCTCGTCGCTATCTTGGTTGCACTCACAATCAGTCAACTTAGATAGTTTTGAGGATATTCAAACAACCAAAAATGAGTTTTGTGCAGTCATAGAAGTCAATGCTTCTTGGAACTGGGCAAACAAAATACCATTAGAAAAAATAGAAAATTGCTATACTGCTTATGTAGACATATCTAATAAAGAAATCGGTGCAGTAATTCAAAAAGAATGGAATATTAAAGTTGTACCTACTATTATTATTTTTGAGTATGGTGTAGAAGTAAAAAGATTTGAAGCTGATTTATCTATGAAGTTTAGAGAAAATGAAATATTAGACAGCATTAGAAGAGAAATTAGAAAATAATGGCTACAAGAAAAAAAGCAAAAGCTATAAGAAGAACTACTAAAGGTAAGAACGCTAATTACAGACCTACGAAAAAAGGTGCTGGAATGACAAAGAAGGGTGTAGCTGCTTACAGAAGAGCTAACCCTGGTAGTAAATTAAAAACTGCTGTTACTGGTAAAGTAAAAAAAGGTAGTAAAGCAGCTAAAAGAAGAAAGTCTTATTGTGCAAGGTCATTAGGACAACTAAAAAGAAGTTCTGCAAAAACTAGAAACAATCCAAATTCTAGAATTAGACAAGCACGAAGAAGATGGAAATGTTAAAGAATAGGAGATAACATGAACATAGTAATCAGTAAATTATTAACAGGTTTATTAAGTGAAAAAATCTTAAAAGCTGTGTTATTAAAACTTGGTGATTATTTCATCAAGAAGTCAGACAATAAATTAGACGATGAAATCTGGGCTGAAGTTAAAAAAGCCTTAAAATAAGGAGAGAATATGAACTGTGAATGTGGATGTGGGTGTTAGTAGATGCCTAGAAGGTCATTACAATTAAATGATTTTAGTGGAGGACTTAATACCAAGTCCTCTCCTAGGGATATTGCACCCAATCAGGTTCAAAGTGTTACAAATGCTGTATTATCTAATCCTGGATTAATAGAATCTAGTGGTACTAACACTGCAAAACACACAGGAAACGCTTCTCCTTTAATCCATACTAAAAAAGGAAATGGAGCTTTCATTTTTAATTCTCAATTTAATTTAGATGCAAGTGGAACAGCTACACAGCCAACTCAAGCAATTTGTTTTCCTAATGACAAAAGTTCTGGAAATACTACAATACAATTTTTTAGAAGAGATTTTGACAGCACTGGAAACTTTTCATACGAAGGCGTAGATTCTGAAATAGATATGGGAGTTACTGGAGGAGTAGAGCCAGTATATTATTTTGTAGATGGTTTGTTATATGTTTCTGATAAATTAGTAGTAGACGGAACAAACAGTGCTGAACCTAAAAAACTAGTATATGTAGACCAAACATCAAGATTAGGTACAACTATTACAGGTGGATGGACTGATATAAATACTAAAATAGAAATAGATGGCAATCAATTTGAAGATATTTCAGAGTCAAGTGCTTTTGGCTCTTCTGGTTCAGTAAATCCTGGCTCAGGAGAGTTTAGCATTATACTATCTACAGACCCAATCATAGACGCTACTGCTTTTACTACTATTGTAAAAGACGCAACCTCTACTGAGTTAAGAACTACAGTAAATCCAAATGAAACTAACCCTGACCCAACAGCAGATATTAGACTTACAGATAAAGTTGTTTATTTAAAATTACAAACAGCAGAAGATATGTCTTCAGCTGATTTAGATTTTGCTGGTGTATTTACTACAGGACAATTTGCTGATGGACACATAATATTTATTAATGGTGAAGGTATGAGAGTTAGAGGGGTAAACTATGTAGATTTATCTGTAGCAGACGATAAAAAGGTAGTACAGCTAATTGTAGACAGAGATGTATTTGGTACAGGAATATTAGAGCACGCAGGTTCATCTCCAGTTAAAGTTAGTACATCTACAAGTATATCTGTAACATCTGGTGGATGGGAAACAGGTTCTTATGAGTTTTGCCATACCGTAGTAGATTTACAAGACAATGAATCATTACCTCAAGCACCAAAATCAGACTTGTTTGCTATTACTGCTGGTGCATATTTTACTGGAGTAAAAGTTAGAATACAAGATACATCATTTACAGGTAGAACAAATGAAAAAGGTTTTCGTGTATACACTAGGAAAAAAGACGGTAATGGGAGATGGGTATTATTTTTAGATGTAGATTATTATAAAGGAGTAAGAAAAAATTTATTTGAAGATTATACAACTCTTGTTCAGGCAGCAACAGACTATCATGAAAATTCTGTTTCTTTTGATATTGTAAATCCATCCTTAGATACATACGAAAGTATAAATGGATATTCACAAGATGAAGAAAGTATTGACTTTGGAACAGATGGTGGATTTAAAGCAGCTACAGTATGTGCTAGAAGAGCATGGGTTGGTAATGTTAGAAAGAACAATAAAGTATTTGATGATAGAATATATTATTCTCCAGTAAATAGATTTTCTACATTTCCTGACAGTTATTTCTTAGACATTGGTATTAGTGACGGTGATTCATTTACTGCATTACATAGTTTAGGAAATAGATTGTTAGCGTTTAAACAGAAAAAATTATATGTCATAAATGTATCCTCTACTTCTGATGCTGGATGGTATTTAGAAGCAGAATACGATGGAGTAGGATGTAGACAGCAAGAGTCAGTTTGTAAAACACCGTTTGGTATATGCTGGGTAAATGATGATGGTGTATATATATTTGACGGAACATCTATGCCTAAAGAATTAAGTTTATTCTTAGATGATAAAGCATGGAGAAATAATCAATTAGGTAAAAATCCAGCTATAGGTTATAATAATAAATATAAACAATTAAATGTTGTTCAAGACACAACATCAGGTGATACTCATGCATTTGTATATGATTTTCAAACCCAAGGATGGAGTTTTATACAGCCGTTTTCATCTCCAGACTATGACGGTATATCAAATTTTTTACCATCTTATGATGGTTTGTATTGTATAGAACACGATAATGGAGTATCTCTTGGTGCTAATGCAAAAGTAATAAATCTTTTAACAGGAGATACTGGAAGTAAGGCAACAACTATTATTACCAAAGATATAGATTTTGGTAATCCAGGATTAGTAAAAAAAGTTAAAAAAGTTTATGTTGCTGCTAGAGATGCAGCAGCTGGTTCTACATTAACATTAAGATACGCATTAGACGGAAGTACAAGTTTTACACAAGCATCTGACCCAGCAGGTGGACAAGCAACCATTAACAATTCACAGTATGAAATTAATGCCTATACTATTAATCAAGACTGTCAATCTATAGCTCTAAAACTTGACAGCAGTGGAAAGATTGATATTAATGATATTAATATAGATTATAGACAAACTAACAAGAGACCTTCATAATGCCAAAATCTGGTGAACATAGAGTTAATCAAATTGACTCTTTCTTTAGAGTCAGACCATCTTCTCAAAATATAAGAGAGGGAGAGAATGTATCATTTCTTGAAGACGGTAAACTTATTAAGCAAGAAAAAAGAAATGGTATTGTTTATGAGCAAGTCTATGTAGAGCAAGGTCAAGCACAGGCAGCAGCAAGGGTTGGCACATCTGCTGGTGATGTAACTAATGTGGTTATATCTGGTTCTTCTTCTGGTGGTGGAGATGTTACTGGTATTACAGCTGGTAATGGTCTTATAGGAGGTGGAGAAAGTGGCAATATTACACTGAATGTTAAAGCAGGTACAGGTATTTCAGTAAGTAGTACTGAAGTTTCTATAGATGGAACTGTTGCAACACTAACAGGAACACAAACTCTTACAAACAAAACTTTATCAGGACCAAAAACAACAGGAGATGTATTAAATACTGGAAATGTATCTGGTAATACTTATAAATATTATCACTCACCTACAGACAGTTTAGGTAATACTGCATTTACTGTAAGCCAGTCAGGAGACGTAAATTTTGCTGCTACAGTTGAGTTAACAAACTCAGTATTTGCTGCAGATGCTAATGATGGACCTGTAGTAAATTTTTACAACAATAGAACAACTCCAGACCAAGTTGTTAAACTAGGAACAATACAATTTAGTGCTCCTGTGTCAGGTAGTGCTGGAGATACATCTAGACTTACAGCTGCATACATAGAAGCTAAGGCAGATTCTGCATTTAGTAGTTCAAACAATCAAACAAATTTAATTTTTTATACAGCTAATAACGCCACAGCAGACGAAACTTTAAGACTGAATTATGATGGTTCTACAACCTTTAATGACGCATTTACATTTCCAACAGCTGACGGTTCAGCTAATCAATTTTTAAGAACTAATGGTAGTGGTACAGTATCATGGTCAAACACTTTAGTAAGTCCAACTTTTACAGGTACAGCACAAGGTGCAAATCTTACTCTTACTGGAGATTTGACAGTAGGTGGTACTACAATTACTTTAAATTCACAAAACTTACAAGTAAAAGATAAGAATATTGTATTAAACTATTTAGATGGAGATGCAAGCTCTACTGCAGACGGTGCAGGTATTACAATACAAGATGCTGTAAATTCTACTACAGATGCAACTATTCTTTGGGATAATTCAAGCCCTACAAATAGTCCAGGAGAGTTTGATTTTTCTCATTCTATTAATGTTACTGGAAACATATCTTTATCAGGTACTGTAGATGGTGTAGATATAGCTGCTAGAGACCATGATAATGTAACTTTAGCAGGTAGTTTAGATTATATCGAATTAAGTGGGCAAGAGATAACAAGAAATGCTATTAACCTAACTACTGATGTTACTGGTACTTTGCCAGTAGGTAGTGGTGGTACTGGAGCTACTACTCTAACTTCTAACTCTTTATTAACTGGTAATGGTACAAGTGCTATACAAGCAGAATCTTATCTTACTTTTGATGGAAACCATTTTGAGATAGAAAATAGTTCAAATGGTAGAGGTGTACAATT